CAACACCCCCTTGAGCTGGAGAACCAGTTGCTGGGACTATTGGATTCACTGGGACTACCGGGACAGTATTTTCAATAACATTTTCAAGAACCATATAGTCGGTAACAGCTTTCTCTGAAATGCCGTATAGCGCCGCAACTTCAGCCGCCGTTTTAGTTCCTGCATTTATTTCGTCAACTAGAGCATCGATCTCTTGCTGAGTGATTTCGCTTACGTCAAGCGTTGGAGAAACAGGGTCGGCAGTGCTTGGCACTACAGCAGAGGTAGAGCTTGAACTATCATCATCATCACCACCACTTAGAACGCCAATAGTTGCAGCGGCTCCTGCAATAACATCTGCGACAGAGGCAGGGCTTCCTCCATCGCTACTGCTACTGCTACTGCTACTATCATCACCCTCAATTATAGAAATATCTCTTGCGATCATTCCATTATTGTCAGACATCGAATAATAATCAAATGTTCCTACATCTATGAGCTGTCCGTTACTTCCAGTAGTAATTCCATGATCAGTTAATATTTGCAAAACCCCAGCATCTTTTTCTGCTTTTGAAAGGTTTACATTGTCTTTTAACCATTCGTCTTTTGTTTCAAAAGCTACATCTCTAACGGCTTTTAGAATATTTGCGTCTGAATAGTTGCCTCCATAAAGAACGTCAGCGGCAGTCGCAGCAGAATTACTGCTTAGAACATTAGCCCCAACATCACCAAACGTGTCATTTATGGAGTTACGATAGTCCATTGGGTCAATCGCAAAAAAGGGGTCGGTTCGTTTCGTAAAAGTATCAAGAAGATTAATATCAGCTTTAAAGGGGTCGTTTGGTTTCCCAATAACATCAAGTCTATCAACCATTATTTGCTCCCTTTTGAAACACGTTCAAATGTACGCATTGTGCCTAAGCCTAAAAGAGCCATTAGGACAGGAAGCATTACGGAAGTATCAATTTGTGGAACTATAATTCCAAACGGGTATGCAAGAGGTGCAATAAGGAAGTTAACTGCAAATCCCGCAACACAGACCCAAGCAGTCGCAGGTCGCCAAGATGATTGAAACCAGTTTCCTTTTGCCTCTACTTTGTTAACCTCTATCTGAGCAGTCATTTGGTTGTCTGCAAGGACAGCCAATTCGTGACTTAGTTTTTCGCGCAAATCACGGTCCGGGATTGCCTTTTCTAAGATCGCCATTGCTGGATTTATGAGAGCAGTCAGCGAGGCAAGCATTTAGATAGCCGCCCAAACTATGCCGACAAAGATCACAAGCCCAATCACAATTGCTGCCCCTAAACTAGAATGAGTAGTTGTCTGCACAAGTCTCCACGCAGGTCCACCAACCTTTGCCAATATTTTTTTAATCATTTTTTATTTCCAACTCGGATCGACTGCGCTTCATTATAGTACCCTTACTTTTAAGTTATTTGCATTTACAGAAGTGAATACAACACTAGTGCTAGTAGGAAAATCATAATTATAGTCAGTGCCAAGAATTGCACCCCGATTTATAATCGCTGCGTCATAATTTATAGCCGTTCCAGAATAAGTGGGAACAGTCGATCCAGCGCCCATATACAAAATGGCAGCAAAGTCTAGGTCAGTGCCTAGCGTTATCTGATTAGCGTCAGTGATGGCGTTAAGTGTTGTGCTGTTCATCTGGTTGGAGGCTATTGCTACCATCGCGGCTGTTGACCATTGGCTAACAATTTGCGTCCCATCCCCTTGAGATAGAATAAACATCTTTTTGCCATCAGCACTAAAAGCTATATCTACTGGCGGGTTTGCGTAGGTTGCGGTTGGATTAAAGACTTGTGTATAACTTGCTGTCGATACATCAAATCCAGTGGTTAATGTGTACTCGTTAACATTCTTGCCCGTCTGACCGCAGACATACATCTTTGTTCCGTCGGTATTAAAGGCTATTCCCGATGGTATTGAGTCTTGAGAAGAAACACTAAAAGCATCTGTAAACGAGGCCGTAGATACATTAAATCCAGTGGTTAATGCGTACTCGTTAACATTGTCACTCGTATATCCCACAACAAACATTTTACTTCCGTCTGTGTTAAATATTATCCCTGTGGGCTGCGTTTCTTGAGAAGCCACAGAAAATACTCGCGTATAAGAAGCCGTTGAAACGTCAAAGCCAGTTGTTAATGTATATTCGTTTACGTCCTGTCCTGTTAGCCCGCAAACAAACATCTTAGTACCGTCAGCACTAAAGGCTAGTCCAAAAGGGGTGTTTTCTTGTGCTGCTACAGAAAAAGCATCAGTGAATGTTGCGGTCGATACGTCAAATCCCGTTGACAAGGCGTATTCGTTTACGCTGTCATTCTGATACCCAACCACAAACATCTTTGTGCCGTCAGTGTTAAAGGCCAAAGCACTTGGAGAGTTATCTTGAGAAGCTACAGAAAAGTTCTGCACATAAGCCGCACTTGCTAGTTGAAAACCAACCTCCTGCGCCATACTATCTCGAAGCGCCTGCACCTCAGTATTAGTCGAAGCAGCCACCCAAGTCTCTGAACCATAACTGCTGTTGCTGTTGTATTGATAAGTGCCTGCGTTTACTCTCGCAATCTTTCTAGGAGCATTTGTAACTGTGCTAATTGCACCTCCCATGCCAGAATGATTTGTACAGTAGTAGTAAATCGTAGGTGCGCCAGCAGCAACAACAATTTGAGTGTACGCTCCGCTACTACCAGCCGTTCCAACAATCGTGACTCCAGTTGTATACTCCGAGCCACCTCCATGTGTACCATCAGAAGTTATTGATAATCGTAAAGGGTGCGTAGCATTTGTGGCACTAGATTGATCAAATTTATATGTTTGACCTTCTGTCAGCGTCAAAGAGTTTTGACTAACTCCGTCAATATAGAATTTATTGCCTGACCCAGCGTTGGCTACAGTTACTGCAAAAGTTGCCCCAACACCAGCATTGGCTATAACGCTCCAACTAGTTCTGTTGTCATTAGAAATTGCGTAGAACAAATTGCCGTCACCAACTGCGTTGGTTGCAGTTAGTGAGTTAATGTCAGTCCAATAAGTCGTATCAATATTAGAGCTTATGCAGGGTTGGTAGCCTGTTGCAACTTTAGAAATTCCTGTTGTGTATTGATAGATTGCGGCACTAGTCCCAACAATATACATCTGAGTTCCGTCAGCACTAAAAGCTAATCCTGTTGGATTTGCCTCTTGCGAGGTTATAGAGAGCTGTATCGATGTAAAACTTGCAGTAGATACGTCAAAGGCGGTTGTAAGGGTATATTCGTTTACATCGTCTTCCCCACTATCTAAAACAAACATCTTCGTGCCGTCATGGTTAAACTTTACGGACTGCGGTGCGCCTGCTGTTAAATTAACGCTAAAAGAAACAGTAAAAACCGCAGTAGATACGTTAAAGCCGGTTGATAGTGCGTACTCCTGTATCGCAGCATACCCAGTTCCGCAAACATACATCTTGGTTCCGTCATTGTTAAAAGCTAATCCTGTTGGATTTGGCTCTTGGGCTGAAATTGAAAAGTTTTGAGTATAAGACGCAGTTCCTACGTTAAAGCCGGTAGACAGGGCATATTCATTTACAGCTTTGCTTATCAAGCCTACGACAAACATCTTCGTGCCGTCTGTGTTAAATGCTATACTTCTCGGCGTATTTGCTTGTGTCGCTACTGAGAAGTTCTGAGTGTATGAAGCGGTAGATAGATCGAAGCCGGTAGACAGAGCATATTCATTTATATCATCTCCTGCACCACCAACAACGAACATTTTTGACCCGTCAGCATTAAACGCTAAACTTTGTGGGGCGGTGTCTTGTGAGTAAACATTAAGGCTAACAGAGCTGTAAGAACCCACGCTAATGTCAAAACCATTAACTACGCTACTAGTCTCCAACACATCAGCCACAGAATTATAAACCACAGCATTCATTGACCACTCACCAGAGGCGGCAGTATCAGTTGAGCTTAGTGTTGTTGTTTCTGAGTATGTACCTGTAGTGGCTGTTAGGACTAAAACGCCAGAGTTGACTTCAATGGTCTTGCCTACGTCTGTTGAGGCGAATGAGCCTGTTCCTAGTGCTAATACTTCAGGGATTGCGTATTCGCTTATAGAGTCAGTTCCGGTCTGATCTGCAACAAACATTTTAGAGCCGTCAGCGTTAAAAGTAAGACCTTTTGGGTTCGCATCATTTGCAGATATATCAACACTAACCGAGCTATACGATGCGGTGGAAACATCGTAGCCCACAGTAAGATTATAAAGATATACGGTGTCTGTTATTCCTACAACAAACGTAGAAAGCCCGTTATTTGTAAAAGCAACAGATTGTGGGTCGGCTGTTTCAGAAGAAACACTAAAACTATCAACAAAAGAACTAGTAGATATATCAAAACCTGTAGATAAAGCGTATTCGTACACTGACCCTGACTGGCCAATAATAAACATCTTTGTGCCATCAGCGTTGAAGTCCATATCTGTCGGAGTTGAGTCTTGGCTTGCAACAGAAAAACTTGCAAAACCATACGATGCTGTTGAAACATCAAAATTGGCGGTCAAGGTGTAGAAATAAACTTTTCGGAAGTTTTGATCAAGCCAGTACATTTTTGAGCCGGTGTCATTAAAAGCAACCCCTACAGGCTCTGATCCTTGCGCTGTCACGGAAAAGCTATCAACAAAAGAGCTGGTAGATACATCAAATTCAGTTGATAGCGTGTATTCGTTGATGTCATCCCCGCTCGTCCCGATCACAAACATCTTGGTTCCATCAGTGTTGAATTTAACGCCCTGTACAGCACTCTCTTGCGCTCCAACACTAAAACTATCGACAAAAGATGAGCTTGCCAAGTCAGCAACCCAACTCAAGCTAGTAGCAGGCGCAGTATCCTCCAGAGTATAACTACCCGCAGCAGCGTCCCAGTTGTTATTCGTTGCACCAGTTTGCGGGACTTCTTTAGTTACAGATACTACCGGAGCAAGAACAGAGCTACTCAGGGTTATCGTTGCTGCCTCACCTTTTGTGAACGTTTTTGTAAGCGTTCCGAGTGTTGGGTCTATCGTTATAGTCGCCCAAGATGAGATAAGACCGTTCGTACTTAAAAATTTCCCTGTTTCACCTGTTTGAGAAGGTAGAGCTAGTGCGTCAATCGCCTGTTTTACACGCAGGGGAGAAAAGATTTTTCCGGTTGTTTCTGTTCCAGCTTGAGCTTCAGATTGAGTTGCTAGAGCATAAGCACCGGAAACCGAAATAAAAGACAGCGTACCTGACCCGTTTGTAGCCAAGACAGTTGAAGCAGCCCCATCTGCTGAAGGATAAGCTAACCCACCAGCGGTGAAATTTGTTGTTGCTAGAGTTGTAAGGATTGAGTTGCCCGATCCAATTATATTACCCGCAACATTTCCAGTAACTGCGCCTGTGTGAGTTCCTGCGGAATTCCCAGTTAAATTTCCTGTAATATTTCCAGTAAAATTTGTAGTTGCAGTAACGACAGTGCCTTGAATCGCTCCGGTTGAAGTAAGTGAAGTTGCATTTACAACTCCCGTGGTAAGACTTGAGGGGTTTGTTCCAATCTCAACAACCGCCGCAGAAGCATTCTCAGTAAAGAGCCTTCTATCTGTGACATTAACCGCAAGTTCTCCCTGGACAAGCTGTGAGCTTGTTGGGATATCGGTAGCTGTACTAGAATTCTTGGTTACTATTATGGGCATGGGTTCCCCTTACTTTAAAAAGAAAGGGGGGGAAATAAATACCCCCCCCGAACTATGGGGAATTGTTACGCATTCACTATCATGGTAAATGCACTGTCAGGACGATATGCAACACCGCCGTAAAGAACATCACCAGTTAGCAAGTCGGCAAGCCATTCCTGCTTGTACTGGGTTTGAACTCGAACGTCTTGCTGCATAGAGAGGACAAGTGAAGATTCATGTAAAAGCATAGCTGCCTTTAATTCACCACCCGCCGCATTCTGAGCTGCGGTTTCAGTTACAGGACAGTTGGTGCTAACCATAATATCAATGCCATAAATGTTACCGATCTTTCCGTTTACGACACCCTGACCGCCTACAAAGTCAGAGCTAACATAACGATCAATACCCATCATAGTGGACCTGGCGCTAGGTGGAACCACGAAATATCGCTTGTCGAAAGGAACATCAGCGTCATCTTGCTTTACGATGAGAGATCTAAACCCTTCGTCCGTGATTAAATCCGTAACCGTCACTTGGTCAACAGCATAAGGGGTTAAGCCTGTAGCACTATCAACATAAAAGGCCGCTGTATTTACATGAGAAGTACCATTTCCATTGCCTAAATTCTTACCTAAAGCCATTAAAAAAGTATCTACGTTTTTGGAAAGTGCATAACCGCAATCGTCTGTATAAAACTCTTGAGCGGAAGCTAGTTCCTGCATCTTCGCAACATCTTCAAGCAATCGTGAATACTCAAAATGCTGGTTGATAACGATAGGGACGTTTGTAGCAGTATCGTTCTGAATCGTTACCGCTGTTCCTGCTGCCTTAGCCGTTACACTTCCACGACCAGGAGCGGGAACATTAATAGTGTCGCCCTTTTTGCCCGTCATAGGCATTTGCTTGACAATATTAGCCATTACGATGCGCTGCTGAAAAGCTGCGCGTACTTGATCGGACCACAACTCAGGAATGAATGAAGCCTGGGTTGTTACATTACTTGCACCGCCTTGGGCGGGATATATTGATGTTGCCATGATGAATCACCTTAAATTGTAAGAAAATAAATTAAGTGACCCGTCCCTCTCGATACATCTTCTCAATTTGAGGATAAAGACGCCGATAGCGTTCGGGGTCATTCATTCTGAGTTTGACTAGATCATCACGCGAGATACTTTTTCCAGCAGACGTTTCCGAAGAACCTTGAACGTTACCCGTTGCCCCTCTACGAGCCTCGGTTTTCCGATCTTGATTCTTCAGTGCTTCTATTTGTGGAGTTGGCTGGCTTGTCATCTTATAAGCAGATAAAAGCTCATCCATTATTCCAACATTCATAGACTTCATACCACTGGTATAACTCACGGTGCGACTTGGCGACTGTGCAATATAGTTCTTAAAGCCATCGGTATTTAACACCGAAGAAGCGTCTGGATGCCTAGCCTCAATATCTCGGGCTGCGCCTTCAGCTCTCATTCGTGAGAGTTCTTCTTGCTGGTGTCTCATTGCCGGATGATCTTCAATGCTCTGCTTGATAGCACTAGCCGGGTCGCCGAAATAGTCAATCTCTTTGGCTTTGGGTTGTTCAACTTGCAGTTGGCTGTCAACGTAACTTTTCGCGCCTTTCATAGCCTCTATTTCGCGTCTAACATCAGCGACTTCATTAGATTGCCTACCGATCATAGATTTCTGATCGTCCAGCATTTTTTCTAAATCATCACGAGTCTTAGCGCCGTAGGTGCTATCTGTCGCTTCTAGTTGCCCCCCTTCCTGCGTTGGTGTTTCCAACGCATCAATTGGGTCGTATTCAGTTTGTTCTGTTGCTTCTGCCATTGCCGTATTTTCTCCTGATTAAGTTATCCATTAGGGCTTAAAAATTAATCCGCAGGACCGTGGAGTTCGGTTTCTCTGCGTTCTGCCTTTATTTTCTTCTGCCTACCTTTTGCCCATTTCATTGTGGCTCCTGGGAAGTCACCACTAATTACTTCGAGAATTGGTCCTGCATAAGAAACTAATCGAGTTGATAACTGCCGACAGTTAGGGCAATCAATTTGCTTCACTGAATCGTCTATGAATTTTTCTGTTATATGCCCAGAGGGGCATCCGAAATCATAAATCTTTCTGCTCATACAAACCTTCAACCTGATCCCTCAGTGAAGTGACTAAGGCGATGACATCTAGCTGCCCCTTTCGGAAGCGTAAATCATCGTTATCTTTCGTCCATTGCACTGAATTTATGTTGACTCTATTTTCCTCAAGTTGGTCTAAGAGGAGCTTCCAGCCATCTGTCAAAAACATTTCAAACATTGCTTCGCAATATTTTTCATCTTCTAATGACAAACTCATGTGATTTTCACCGTAACACCCATATTAATATTCGTAAAGTATACTAATTTATCTAATATTACGGCTCGCATTCATCCTGGATTGATCAAGCCCAACCTTCCGCTCTTTGATAGCGGTTTCAGCAATTTTCAGCTTTAACTTATCATCCTTATCAAGATCACCCTCTGAGCGAGTAAGGTCTGCAATAGCCTCAATTCGGTCGCTTTCGAGCTTAATTGGGACGGCAATAGTCTCTGCCTCGATCTTTTTAGCCCTGGCTTGTGACTCAGTTGCTTGACCCACTAAGGCGGCAGTTTGCCCCTGCGTGAACTCTAACTGAGTTTGAGCATTCACTTGCTGCATTTCCTGTGCCTGTGGATCAGGCTGCATAGATTGATCGATCATTGCATCTAGCTCTTCACGGTTAGAAAGTGCCATATTGTCAATAATTGACTTAATCAACGCAGGGTAAAGCGGATTGTCTTGGGGCATTGTCTGTAATAACTGAACCAGTTGCGTAACTTCATATTCCCTTTGAAGAATTCCAAGGCTAGAGGTGACAGTAAAGACGAAATCTTCTACCGGGTAATTCTCAGGGTCATATTGCATATACCGGCAAGCTGCCATTTTCACGAAAGGTATTAAAAAGCTCTCTTGAAAGTTCACCAGGGTGCGTTTTTGACGTTTTATGATGGCAGATAGCCCCATTGATAGGGTTGAAGCCGCAGTATCGTTAAGATTCCCCGGCATAGAGGAGTCTACTGCTCCCGTTGCTTGCTGGACCATCTGTTGAAGCGAATTCGCTTGAGCAAAAGTGATTTGAGAGACTTGCCCAAAATTAAAAGGCTGTAAAACCTCCGCAGGGTTGCCATTAGTAAGAATTATCTTTCCTGGCCTTACCTCTGGCTGTGATCCTCTAGGGATTCTGGTGCTGTCCATCGCCATCATAGGAGAATTAGTCAATGCTAGAGCGTCAATTCTAGCTCTAAGCTCAGTATCAAGGGCTTTTTGAGAGTGATATGCCTTTTCAGTTACCCCACGCCCCCAGAATCTAGATGGAACAACATCCCAAGGAAACGCAATAACAGGACGGTCGCCCATCATGTAAGGGTTCTCGATAGCTTTTAAGACAGTGCTACCGTTAGCGATGACAATGCAGGCTTCAACGTAATATGGCCCGTCATCAAGATCAGACAGCTCCATAAACTCCGTATCTGTCTCAGCAATTGATTCTTCCCCTTCCTCGATAGCTAAATCTTGAATAGCCTCTTCAAGCTCAGAAATTGTGCTTTCTGAGTTAAATTCCTCAAGAAGATGTCGAGGAACAAGACCGTAATATTTAGTGAGCCTCACAACATGATCAGGCTGATCAGTTAATGTAGGGTCTGCTTCAAGAATATCTGTGCTAGTAGCACCAGAGCTTTCAATAGTGACATCTTTATAAATGCCCTTTTCCTGCATTAACTTTATTGAATGAGGAGAAACATCTTCATCAATGACAACGCCCAGGCTTGATTGAATATCTGTAGCCTCTGGCTGAATTAAGAAGTTTTGAGGAAGGACCGCTTTTAACTTAACGACTGTTCTTTCCTGCGACTGAGTGCCTTGAGCCATCATACCGCCCATTGGCTGAGTCGCTGGCTTGATCTCATTCTCTAAATCAATAACAACCTCAGCTATCCCAGTTCCGAAAATAGCCGCGTTAAGTAGAACTTCTCCTACATCTTTTCTAATTTTTTGCTTCTGAAAATCTTCGGTTAATTTATCTCGAAGATATTTAATGTTCATTTTGTCTTTTTGTTTTTCTTGCAGTTGCGCCTGGAACATCTGCGCTTGTTGCTCGTCCATGTTTTCGGGAGGATTTGGGATTTCAATATCGTCACGAATATCAAAAAATCTTCCACGCCCAAAAGTCGCTTCTTCAATTTCCGCAACACTTGACTCAATAGCCTGAGAAGTCGCTGGAGAGATTATCTGACTTCTCTCGCTGGCTCTCGTTTTGTCATTAGGGTCATAAATTCCACGCCAAATACGGTAATATTCTGCGAATGTCTCTTTATAATTTTGTTCGTAATGATTACGCCATTCGCTTACCTGAGTCATTACCCAAGAACTCAGACCCGCATCTTCAAAAAGTCTTAGCTCTACATCGTCATTTTTAGCCATATTAGTAACCCGCTACCGAATCCATGAATTCGAAATTGTCCTGCTCAAAGTCCTGCGTATAAGGCACCGTTGCCATTTGATCAATATAAGCCAGCGCATCAATCGTATCGTCATGCGTTAGCGGATCAGGGAATTGATACAGCTCATCCAAAAATGTTTCATTCCACGACCCCTTGTTCAATTTGATAATCCCGTTCTCGAAACGACCCTGTAACGCCCACATCACCCGATCTGTTTTATTCTTGTTGCCGTGAGTTAATTCCTCTACCCGGAAGTATCTTGAATGCTGGCGCATCAAATCCAATAAAGGCGACATTACTGCCTGCTTTGCAATGCCTCGCTCAATACCCACCGAAATAGGCTCATAATCCCTCACCGCTTGGAATATCTTCATCGCTGTCTCGTTTAAATCCCAACGACCCGCGATTATGTCTTTTACCCACCAGCCCTCTTCGCTCACCTTCACGATGGCAATGGCTGTGTTATCTAGGTGCTTTTTCTTTTTCTTGTGACTTTGCCCAACGTCTGCGAATCCAGCGAGGTCAATGCTAATGTAGTAATCGCCAGCGGAAGGCTCTTTTTCTTCGTAAGTAACCCAATCTTCCTTAAACATTTCAGAGCCACGCGCCTCAAAACTCGCCATGTATTCTTGGCGAAAGCCGAAACTAGACATCTCTTTTTTTGCTGCATCAATTTCCGTTTTGCTCAGAATTGTGTTGTCGTAACTGGTGTAGTGAAAAGCTTCATGATCCTCTGCGACCATTGCCTTTTTGTACAAATCATAAAAGTGATTTCTGCCTGTTGGCGTTCCTATAAACAACGCCGAAGAGTCAGGCGCTAAATCAGTAAGGGCTGGCCGCAGGACAAGTTCCCAGACTGCCTCACGCATATCGGCATACTCATCAATAGCAACGAAGGCTATCTTGGCTCCACGCAAAGTCTCTGGCCTGTCTGACCCCTTTAAGCTGATCTGAGTGCCATTGACTAGCTTGATCTGCATGTTGTTAATGTGAGCCGAACTAATAACAGCCTGTCCAAGCTCCATCAACGTGTTCCACATTATGTCCCTGGCTTGACCTTGGGTCGGAGCAACATAGAAAATTTCGCCATCTGTTGTCTGCAATCCCTTAACCAAAAGCATATACGCAGCCAAACGAGACTTGCCCGTTCTTCTTCCAGCCGCCACAACGCGAAACCGAGCTTTGCTGTTCCAGACTTCTTGCTGCCAGGGAAGTAGATCAACGTCAAAATCCACTAGCGGCGTTTAGCCTTCTTAGTGTTCGTTACTTTTTGGCCTGTCTTTTTTGCTTGGCTTTTAGCCGCTGCACGACCTTTGGGGGTGTATGCGTAACTTGTTGATCCTACTTTTGGCATGGTTATTCCTCTGGGTAATCACCCGTTCTAATCATTTCAGCTAACTCAGTAGCCCTGTAACCAACTTGAGAAGCCCATCTTGAGTCTAAGAACTCACTAGCAGCCTCTTCATACAAACGTAAACTCATTGCATTGAGAGCAAGCTTAAAACCCTGCAAACGTGGCAAACCCAAGTTTAAACAGATTGAAACCATCGCATCCTGACGCACTTCATCTAACTCTGAAAACCAATCAAATACAGAAAGCTCTCGGAGACATCTGACAATATCGGAATCAAGCAAATAATTGATCTCATCCAATGACAAACCAATCCCCCCATCTTTATCAATATTTCTGCCTACCCCAATCGTGAGCTTGTTTGCAGAACACTGATAAACGAATTGGCGAATTCCTTCATGCCTCTTCAACATCTCCTTCAGTCTGGTCAAAAGTCTCCCCCTTAATCACTTGAGGTTTAGATAAAGTATTTATGTTGATCTGAATAGCACTCTTGCCAGCTAACTTCTCAAAACCACTTACAGGTAACATCCGATCAGCTAACAACTTCCAAGCAATACCCTGGTTCTTATGCTCATCATCCAGAGCAGCCTCAAACAACTTCTCAACCACCTTTTTTTTACTTTTGTGGCTGTACATGTACTCCTGCAATTCCAACTGAGCTGCCCTCTGCCCAGGGGGTCGCCCTATTCGCTTTACAGCAGCTTTTTCACCCTTTCTTGGCCTACCCACAACCTTCTTCTTTTGAGGTTCGTCAGCAGTCCAGGTGTCGATTTGATCTTGTGTTTTACGCGAAGGTTTTGGAAGCATTTGTGGACCTTAACAAAGTTAATGTGAAACCGCTATTTTGTGGAGAGGAGGGTACTATTATTATCTTTGATCCCCAGCCCGGACCCCGGCCCCAATTCTGGACCCGGTTCGCGCTATTTCAGCCGGTTTATCCCCACAATCACTTAGAATTCTAGCCTAATATATGTAACCTATTGATAACTATACCTTTATATCTATCCCACTAATTCCGGTAATTACAATTACCGGAAATAGTAATCATCTTAAACAGGGAAAGGTGCGGATAAAAAGGATCATCAGAACCCCCCGTAATTTAAGAAAAATAAACCTTAAATAACTTGACCTATATTAGTTTTGCTAATATAACTGCAGTAGATCAGTGCTTCTATCTATAGAAGCGAAAATCAATTAATCACTTAGGGGAATAATCAGATGAATAATAGATATAGAGGAATGAGCGCGCGCAGCCAGATAGCAGTAAAAAAAGAAAAGCTAAAGCATAGCGTTATTCTTGCCTGCTTAGCTATTGTTGTAATAGCTACGTCATACCTATGGGTATGGTTCGGCATTGAAGTAATAACCATCGAAACAAAGCAGGATGAATTGTCCGCCCGGCTGGCTTTCCACTTAGCTTTAATTGGGTCGCTTCCCTTGTGTTTACTAATGACACTTAAGGGGGAATAGCCCAATGAATATTGAGAAATTCAAGCATGAAGAATTAACCAGGCACTTAGAGGATTATTTGGAAGAATGCGATCCTGAGAAAGTCGCCTGGTACTTAGAAGGCGATAGGGAAAACCAGTGTGATCTACACCATGACGCCTTCAATAATGACTACTACATCATAGGGACGTGGAAGGCGACCCAATGGCTAGGCGAGTCAGTATTCGAAGTCATAGATTTTATCAAGGAATACGAGCAAGACAATTTCGGGGAAGTGACTACCGATTTTAGCAACCCGGAAAACATTGTAAATATGTTCGCTTATATCGCTGGCGAATCCGTCGTTGACGAGTTCTATTACAAAATGTGCGAATCGCTGCAGCAGTTGGGGGAGTCACAATGATAGAGCTTGATTCGTATAAATGGACAACCCCGGATAGTTACGCCGGGTTTAGTCCTATAGGTGATGTAGTTCTAGCAACACAGCACCGGGACGCGAGCATTTTAGAGAATAGCAACTATCAAGCGATATTTGCCCACTTGCTAGAATTCTCTAAGCAATTTGAGGAACCGCAATTCATAGATGGAAACGAGAGGTCCGAGTATCCGTGGGTTTACGATTTCCGGGCTAGTCATTGGGCTGTCGGTTGGATAGAGACACTGCTAGTCCGACAGGATGCGCCAGAAAGGCTGTTAGAAGAAGTAGCGGGCATTCTATCAGCTCTAGCCGATTATCCTGTATTCGACGAAGAACATTATTCTGAATTGCAATACGAAGAATGCGAGAAATGGTGGCAGCAATTGAGCATCAATGAGCGAATGGAATTATGCCGGGATATGGGTTGCTCAGTATTTCAAGCTAGGCACGAATACCAACCGACAGGCGGGGATAATCCTATGTCAGAATTTTACGATTTTCTTAACTAGCGGGGGATAGACAATGTTAGCCAAAACCACAAAAGCACAGCGATTCGCTATACACCGTAAATGGTGTCAAAACAGTCAAGGCATGAGCTACCGCCAGTTTCGGAAAACGGTCCAGCAAGGTTTTAACTGCCTAATGGTTGAATGGTCGGGTATGTGGCTTGGTATTGAATACGATGGATACACTCACAGTTAAAGTAATACTCAATGCCGCTTGATCCTAAGCGGTATTTATGAATTCTTTTAACACTAACTAAAATGGGGCAGATAAGATGGATAACTTAGGTATTAAACAAGTTGAGGTGAGTGACTATTTCCCGCTAGGCCAATGCTTTAACTTTAAACCTTGCAAGATAGAAAAAATTGATCAGCTTAATAATGAAGGCGAATTCGTTATTAATTGCAGTGAAAAGGAAGCTGAATTTTTCGGCGTTTATACCGTGTACGATTCTGGCGATACTCCCACTCTACATCTATTTGATTGCCTTACAAAAGCCGATGCGTTGACGGCTATATTAATCCTCGAAAATCTCAATATCTGGAAAATATGAAAAAATATGAAAAAATATGGTTTAATTAATATTAGCTAAAGGAATATAAAATCATGAATACTCAAAAAAATTTAAAGTTGCTCAAAGCTTTCCGCGTTGACGAAAATAGCGTTCGCGTTCTTTACTATCATACAGAGATGCGTTTCGAATTTTTGATAAGTTGGGACAATGTTCACGCAGGCAGCGGCGAAATTGGTCAATACTATTTGCAGCAAAATTGTCTCTCATCTTCAGAGTCTTTTAATGCTCGCATTACGCTTGCTATAGAAAGCGGTG